TATTTTCTGTTGGCAATCTCTAACAGCTTGCCATACACATTTACATGGCAAATCATGAAGACATAAATTGCAGAATATCTTTTGAGACTTACCATCATCAATGCGAACTGACATTGCAGGCACCTTCGTGTGACACCTATCACAAAATTCACCGTCTACGTGATAACAATTATTGGGATTGTGACAACCAGACATATAAATCCTTAAGGGTGATACCCTGATAAACCTTGATCGATTATTTGCATCACACGCTTTTCTTTTCCGAGTTTTAACGCATCTAACGGTGAAAACATTCCTAAACCTGGGTTACGTGTTTTAAACCATGCCCATGTTTTAGCGTCATCACCGTTAAAATACTTTTTAACTTTCTCGAAATACTCGTGCGGAATCATTTAACACCTTAAGCAGCGTCGAGTGGGACTTCTGCGCTCGCTTCAGCATTCGGTTGAACATCTGCTGGTTTGCTTTCTGCTGCAACTTCCGATGCTTGCGGTTGACTGGCTTCCACCGGCACAGGGTTTAAGCTTTCGAATGGAACTAATGAGATCCCTTTTTCCATCCATACCAATCCCGTTTCAAAGTTTTGCATTGCTAATTGCAAAGCGCCATTCATAATTGGGAATGTACGTAATGACTCCATGAATGCCTTGTAGTTTGCATTCAATTGCTCAATCATTTTATTTTTCATTTGCAAAAATTGCATCATAGTGACTTGCTGTGGTGGGGTTGCTGCTGCTGGTTCTTGTGCAAAATCATTTACTGCTTGGTTTTCGTTTAACTCTGTCATGACGTTTCCTTACTGGTTTAGGTTGAAATTATTTCTTGCGAAGTTTACGGAGAGTGATGGCAAGTCGTGCTTCTTTGCCAGTCTTACCGCCTTTTTTAGCGGCTGCCTTGAGTTTTTTTTCCGGAATTGGTTTACCTTTCTTAGCGCCAAGTTTTTTACGTAGCTTGCCTTTATTCTTTGAGGTTGCCTTCTGAATCCATTTTTCAGCCATCGCTAGTCACCTTTCCTTGGTTAGCTTTGAGTTGGTTAATATCTTGCTTTAATTTTGTAATCAATTCCAGTAATTCTTGAATGATGCCCGCATCAGCACCGAAGAATTTTCTCCAACGACGCTCAAGAATTGCGAGTCTTCCACGCCACGCAACATGACCATTTTCGATAGAATCTAAGTGCTGTGTGATCTTTAAAGATTCAACATTTAGCACATCCTGCACCAACTGTGCAAATTCTGTATTTTTTCCGGCCTGAATATCCTCTTTTCCACGTGTCATCCAGTTATAAAATGTTCTCTCACAAACGCGAGCGTGCCACGCTGCGACCTCATACGGTAAATTTTTTCCAATAGCAGCTACTAACGCATCATGTTTTTCTTGCGTGTACGCAAATGGATTACCCTGTTTTGGTTTGTGCATTATGCAATTCCTTTGCAAATTTATAACTATTATGACGCATGAGCTCTCCTATCACAAATTCCTAAATTTAAAGACTTGTTTATTAGTTTACACCAATGATAGATTGCACGCGATTTTACGATAATTTTTTCGGAGAGAAGCGCACAACATAAAATGAAAATATGCGCAAAGATAAGGGGCATTGCGCCCCTTTTTTTATTTCTTATTCATCTGTGATCCAGCACCGCTTGAATAAGACGCTTTAGAAGCCCCTTTAATCATGCCTAGCGCTTTATTTACAGACGACGCGTTGTATCCACCCATCCCCTCGCCTTGGCCTTTAGCAGCGCCTGAGCGTGGGGTAGATTTTGCCATTTTCTTATTTGTATCTAACCGTCTATCAATCATCATATCAACACCTCCATATTCGTTCATTTTGAACCCCCTTGCTTCCGTGAAGAGCCGTAGAAGAAATCAATTATCGTTTGCCATTTGGATGATAGCATACCCACAAGCATTGACAAAAGTTCGCGCCCCTCAGGGTTAATTGAGATCGGAGAAAAGAGCAGCAGGAGCGCGACAAAAAAACCGCCTGTGATTAAGTATGCCATATGCTTCATAAAGCCTTTATAAAGCACTGAGTTTTGTCTTGCGTTTTTTCGGTCATCAACTTCGGTGATGTAGTCTTGAGAAGCTATTTTTGCAAGTGTTTCGGCGTGATCATACTCGATAGTTTTGAGTTTAATAGCCGTCTCTGGTGCAGCCGTAAGCGATCCGCTAATTGCATCAAGATCCTTGGGATTAACTCCAAAAGCTTGAGCGATGAGTCCGAGAGCCACACCAGACAAAGGAGTCCCCAAAACAGCGCCGAGTAAAGGCGCAGCTTGAGAAACCACAGGTAGGATTTTAGTTTCGATAACATCGGTTAAGCCACCCATCCAAATCCTCCTTGAGTGAAGGATCAAGAGCGACTAAACGACGGTAAAAACCATCGCGTTGCGCAATCATCGCAGGTTGAAGCATAAAACTTGCCTGATTGATTGCTTGAATCGTAAATCGCCCTAATATCCCATCGTCCTTGATGAAATCCCGCTTTTTTTGTGCAGCCCAAACAGCCCGTTGCGCAAGCTTAATGCCTTGCGCTATGCCGTGATTGATGCACATGTCAAAAATGTAATTGCATAAGATTTGGTTTTGAATTTTCTCAAATGGCGCTGCTTCCCAATATTCGCCACGGTAAATCAATTTTGCTTGATCAACCGTTAGTTCGCGAATATCTTTGTCTGTCACAGGGTCAAACAGTGAATAACGCTTTAAATGCTCGATTGGCACCTCACGCAAAAATCGCAGTGAAATGCCAAAGTTTGTGATACCGCCCGGATCTGAACCGTCTTTGTTTTCCTCAAGTCCGCCTTCATTTCCGAGCACATACGCTACTGCACTTTCAAAATTAGCCACGAGTTAAGGTTCCCATCATGCTGATTGTCGACCGCTTACTGTTGTACTCTTTGCGCCAATCGTTTTCTTGATTAAGTAAAACCTGCTGACGTTGCTCAGTAGATAGATCCTGGAATGTCATCCCCGCAGGAACGGGAATACCCTTTTTCTTCTTCGAGTACGGCATCGCCAATTTCGACTTGTCGCGTGGCGCTGCTGGTGTCACAACAAATTCTTTCGTTTCCTTGCTCATGGTCATCTTCCTTAGTTGGGTTTGGTAATGAACAAAGCGTATCACATGCTTGCTTGCACTGACTACACTCATACCACTCGTGAACAAGCTCACCTCGGATATACCACCCTCCGGATGATCTTGCTTTTAACGCTAACGCTTTACAACAATCGCTTATCATGCAAAATACTCCAAAACAATTTTCTTTGCGTGCTCAAACCCAAAGGCCACATGCGCTGACCAACCTTGTGCCCTAAAGAAATTTAACCACCCTTGCTGATCTTCTGATACATCGCTCATGTTTCCATCAACCCGTTTAAGCTCTATTACAAGCCCGTGGTGACCTTTTCTCGCCATAGGGCATATGATATCACTCACACCACGTTTAACGCCCATACGCTTAAATTTAGCCCCCTCAATGGCGTTCCTGGAACCTCCGTTCGCTGGATGAAACCATCGGCACCCTTTCGGCTCCATGTAAACCGCAAACCAGCAGTTAAACTTTTCCTGCTCGATTTCCTCATCACGGTTACGTGGTTTGCGCGCTTTCTGCGGTTTTATTTCTCCATCCCCATAAAGCGCTGAATATGCTTGCCAGTACCGTTTAGTTGGCTTTCTTTGCATTTGTCCTCCTTGACACTTGCCATTACCCTGAACGAATCAAGTAACGTTTCATCATCGTACATGCTCAATATCCGCAACACTTCCAATTCATCCTTTCCTGGATAATACGACCTTGCGAACGCTTTTAAAGCACTTAAATCTCTAGCTACTTTCATACAAGCTACTGAATTTGATAACTCAGAGTAACGTAAATCTTTAATTTTCTTTGCTACTCTCGCTCCCAGCTCTATCTCTGGATATATCGGCATCGTTAGTTAAACCTCCATGTGATTGTGATCCATTCATTTTCGCCATGCGCTTCTCATGGTCTGCACGCATCATTGCTAACACTTCCTTGGGTGAGGGGATAGGGGTTTCGTCTTTTTTCTCCACTTCCGGTTTTGGCTTGCGCGGTGAGGGCACATACCAAGGTACGGTTGATCTCACTTCATTTGCTGGAGAGACTGCCCGTCTTTTCTCGCCAAACAAACCGCTCGGCCTTTCGTTAATCAAGAAGTTTTCCCATTCCGCGTTCCAATCTGCACTTGTAGCTTGTTTAGACTTTTGCAGGTTCTTAAATTTCGTGAGCAGTTGATCAAAACTCAGGCCTGTTTTTGCTGAAACGTCTTCGGACATTTTTTGTCCGTTTTTATCAGGATGAAAATCGAGAGAGAGGGGCACGCGCTTTTTGCGTGCTCTCTCTGTTTTATTTAATTTGTTATTTACTTTGTTATTAGTAGCATCTGTAGATCCCCTATGAGGTGATCTGTGGATCACCTGTGAGGTGATCTGTGGATCACCTGACGATTCTTGATAGGGGATCTGTAGATCACCTATTGTGGATAAGAATGGAAGATGGTAATGATTATTCCTGTGCACTTTTTCAACATAAATAAGGCCAATTTTCTCAAGATATTTGAGGCGAGTTTTCATATAACGAAGGGAGGTTTCTAAAGTGGATGCAAGAGTTTCTTGCATAGGGAAAATTCCCTTTTCGCCTTTGTGACTGGCAAGCTTCAAAAGAATGAGCTTATCAATGGGTAATAATTTTGGCTTTTTGATAGTAGGATTGGTCAGGTAATTAAGAACCTGAAAGACTATGTGAACAGTTTTTTCTTGCATCATCATCCCTAGCAAAGCGCCTTTAAGGGTTGCATTCCATGCTAAAACCTTTAAAATTGCTTTGTCTGCTCAAGACACTATTAAATGGATTTTCCATCAGAGGGGAGCTTGTAACTCCCCTCAATGAATGTATCAAGGATAATACCAATCCCCTCTTAAAGCCACAGCCATTTAGATCAACTTATCCACAGAAATAGTGGGTAACTCTGTTAATAAATAAGCGAATGTGAGATAACATAAGGGCTAATACCCATTACCACTAATTGATCAAACGGAGTTGATATGAAAATGAAAAAGAAGCCATTAAAACGCATGATTAAGAAAGCTAAAAAAGTTGTGAAAAAGGCGAGTCCAAAAATGAAGAAAATCTTGAAAAAAGCCGATTATTGATTAAATCGGCTTATCTCCGTGCACTTTGTAACATCTCCGACAATACTTGTATCTGATATCATCTTCATGAAAACTGACACTGAAACAGGTTGGGCACACAATGTAATTTTGATAATGAGTTGCATCTACTCTCTTAATTGACTCCATAATTTTAGCAATGTAAATTCCAATACCGACTAATAAACCACCATATATAAAATGCAATAATAGAGATTTCATTTGGAAGACCCTAGAATATCTTTCATAATTTCCGTATAAAATTTCCAGTTAAAATTGGGTGAAAAATCTACCGGCACCTTGATAAGCTGAATATCCTGCTTCCGAATAGCGCACCACCGCGAAAACTCATTAATCAGACTGTCTGCATAAAAATAAAATCGGGGGAAACAATCCGAATAGTCAATATGCGCAAGACGGGCACGCTCATCTTTCATACCATCTATGTAAGCGGATTTCTTTGTTTCAGCAATCCATTTAAAACAACCCCTGTCCCTGCAAGATGCGAGAACTATTTCAAAATGGTTAACGGTGTAATCCGTTTCAATGACGATGTAATTGATATCCATCGCTTCAATCAAACAAAGAAAATTATCAAGGTTAGCTTTAGCACCAACGAGTATAAAATCTTTCATCTCTAATCCTTAAATCCAATGTACAGCATGAGCAACCAACCCAAGAATGCCAGCAAAACCGCCGACCATCCAAAAAAAGTTAGTCCATAGTCGATTATTAATATCTTTAAATCCTTGCTTCATCTCGCCTGACAAAGAATCTATACGTGCTTCTACGCGATCAAATCGAGCATCTATCGCGTCAAATCTTTTCTCTATCCTAAGCATTGTTTCGTTGATATGTGATATCGATTGTTCTAATAATGCAATCCTCGTTCCATCTTTCATAAGTACCTCTGCTCTATGTGCGGTCATTTTTAATCGTCCAATAGTTTAAGCTTAAGTTTATTTTGCTTTGCAAACTTTAAGAATTTATTAATAACATCTAGTGAAGGTTTCTTTTGACCCAATTCATATTGCGAAATAGCCGTTTGACTAATCTCTAACAAGTCCGCTAATTCGCGTTGAGAGTAGCGCAAAGACACGCGCATCTTTTTAAGATTTTCCCCTAAGTTCATGATATTTCTCCTGGTATTAACACTGTCCGGATAATAGCGATTTCTTAAAGTGCTGTCAAATAATAAAATAAATTACTCTCGGTGTTGACTATGAAGACCTTGAGAGATAGAATTATTCCTGTAAGAAATATTTTATTAACTAGCAGAGAGATAATTTTATGAATAACGAAAATTCCGAATTTAGCTATCCGTGTGAGCATTTGGTATATTGTCCTATGTGCGAGGATGAGCACGAGAATAACACTAACTGTCAAAGGAATGACTAACATGATAAATACATCTATTACAAACTACACACGTTACTTAGTTAGAAACTATTCCACTTTTGACAAACTAACCAACGCATACAATCTTGATATTAGCGAAGTTCCAGACTTTGACATTCATCGATTCGCGTCAATTTTAATCCAAGATCGAATTTTAGCTAATGAAGCGTGTGGTTCAGATAACTATGACTTTGAAAAAAGAATGCTTCCATCTTTAATTAAATTTCTTATGCACTCCACTAATAAAGACGCAAAAGATGAATTTGCTAACGAATGGAAAGACGGCGTAACAAATTATTTTTATCTCGACATGCAGTCACTCATTGATAACGAATTAACTCTTTACAATATGGATAACGCAGCATGAAAGATTATATATCAGCAGAAGAACGCCTCACTTTTCCAAGATCATGGACAGTCCTTATTGTCGAAATAATTTATTTTATTGGATTTTTATTCATATTTTTATTAGGTGGTATTTATGTCTAACACAAGTCTAATCATTGGTGAATCTGGAACCGGCAAAAGTACATCTTTGCAAATGCTGGATCCAAAAGAAACTTTCATCATCAACGTTCTTGATAAACCGTTACCATTTCGCGGTTACAAAAAGAATTATGTAAAAATATCAGGATGGGATGACACAACGGGGAATTACTACGCATCAGACGATTACTTAAAAATCATGCGCTGTATCAAAATGATTAATGAATGTAGACCTGATATTAAAAATCTAATCATTGATGATTGGCAATACACAATGTGCAATGAGTTTATGCGTCGAGCCACTGAAACAGGTTTTGTTAAGTTTACTGAAATCGGTCAGCACGCGTGGTCTATCATTAAATCACTCACCGATTGCAGAGAAGATTTATTTTGTTTTGTTCTATCTCACAGTGACACAGATCAAAACGGTAAATATAAATGTAAATCGATTGGAAAAATGCTTGATGAAAAAATCACGATTGAAGGCATGTTTACAATTGTTCTGCATACTCAAGTGATGGATGGATCATATCGATTCTTAACACAAAATGATGGCAGTCACATTGCAAAATCTCCGCAAGGAATGTTTGAAGATAAATATATTGGCAATGATCTCGCTTTTGTTAAGTCAAAGATGAACGCATATTATTTTGAGGATGTTGCATTATGAGCGCACAAAGAAATTTAAGTCTATATCACATTGGAAACGAATTACAAAACTTGCTTTCTAATCTTTATGATCAAGAAACTGGTGAAGTAAATATGGAAGTGGACGCGCAGATTTCTGCGCTATCCACTTCAGCAAAAGATAAGTGCATTTCAATTGCGTCTTGGATTAAGGGATTGGAGTCTGACAAAAAACAAATTGAATATATGAAAGAAGAAATATTAAAACGTGAAGCAGCTTACAACAAAGAAATTGATAAGCGATTAGATTATCTCAAGCGAAATATGGAAAGCTGTAACATGACAGAGATTCAATGCCCATACTTTACCTTGCGCATTAAGAAAAATCCTTATTCAACGGAAGTCGTCGACGCATCACAAATTCCTGAACGATTCATTCGTATACGTGAAATTATAAAAGTTGAGAAATCCCCAGATAAAAACGCAATCAAGGAAGAAGTGTTAAAAACTGGCGTGCAAGTTCCTGGCGCCAGTGTTCAGCAAAAAACTAAACTGCAAATATTAACTGATGAAATTTAAGGAGCAACAATGAGTTCTAGTTATCAAAAATTTAGCGCAGAAGAAGATAAGTTAAGAGGTCTTATCACAGACGGACAATATCATGCTTTTATCGATTCGATTGAAATAACAAAATCGAAAGGCGGATTAAATAAAAATGGCAAACCAAAACCAATTCTAAATATGATTGTCCTTGATCTTCTTGTAACTGATATCAATGGTCGTGATAGAAAATTAAAAGATTGGGTGATGCTTGAAGGTGAGATGGCGTGGAAATTACGTCATCTAGCAGACGCATGCGGTCTACTTGAAGAATATGATAACGATACACTGACATTTAGTATGTTGCCAGGTAAATGTCCTATAGTTGATATCAAAACAAAAGACGGTAAAGATCAAAACAATAATACTGTCAAAAGAAACACTGTAATGGATTACTTAAAACCAGTTGCAACGCAATCAGCAAATGATTTTCAAGATTCAGAAATACCTTTCTAAAAATATCATCCCTTGCGCGATAATGGTGAATTTTGCCAGGAGGCGCAAGGATGGTTTCACGTTGTTGCTCCAAGGATGTTAAAGTACAATTCTGCGAAACGAATCACTATATCTGCACGGAATGTCAACTTCCGTGCGATCTAACGGAGGCAAAAGATGACAGTTTTAGCATGGGAAACAGTTGTTCCACTCGAGAATTATCAATATACTGAGCGCCTCAAAGTTTTTGGTGGGTGGGTTTTGAGATGTCATGATGGCGTGAAGGATACAATAGCGATGTGCTTTATTCCTGATCCAAATTTTGATTGGACGCTTCCACCCGCAGAATAATGGTAAATCAGCACACATAAGTATTGCGAACAGAGTATACAGCGATGTATTATAATTTCGCAAATTAACACTTCAACTCACTGCTAGAGTGTGTGTTGATTGCCACCTTCTTTTGCATGGACGCGCAAACATGAAAAAATTATCACTTCTCCTACTGTTGCTTTGCACATCAGCTCAAGCAAACGAAGTTAAATGCTACTCTTATGGACACCTAGTCTATTCCCACCATGTAACCGATATATCTTACATAGATGACAATATGCTTTCCTTTGTCGAACAAAGCTCTGGCGATGTTGTAATTACAACACTTGATTGTGTTGTAAAAATTCCATACTAAAAGGATATTCATATGCCTTTAAAAAAAGGAAAGTCAAAGAAGGTGCAAGAAGAAAATTTTCATGAATTGAAAAAATCACATCCCAATATGCCAAATAAACAGCGCGTCGCTATTGTATTGAGTGAAGCGCGACGATCAAGAAAAAAGAAAAGGGCTAAGAAATAGCCCTTTTTTTGTATTAATCATAACTTTAAACAAAATATGCGACTGTAGCTCTAATCAAACTCGTTGAAGATATTCCAGTGACGCTAACAGTATTTGTGCTGCCACCGGCAACACTACCAATCAAATAAAAACCAGGTTGACTTACTGTGACCTGAGCACTTAACTGTCCAGTGTATGTGACATTTTGAGTTAAAACAGTGCCCTGTGGATTCGTTCCATCTGATGCTGGTGTAATGGGTAGAGTTATAGATATAGATCCACTTGATCCAGTCGAATTATATGCACTCAATGTCAAACTAACAGTGGCTATAACAAGATTACCTAATCTTATATAAGTACCATTTTGTGTTGAAAATGTAAGGGTATTAAAATTTCCAACATCCGGAACTATGGTAGGAGTATAAGTACCGCTGACGGGTAAGTCCGCCGCAACTAATGATCTAAATGTGGGTTGTGCAGAACCTCCAGAAGTTGCCCCAGCGAACACAGTATTAGCAGACTGGTTATTTAATGACGCAGTTAATGTACCAGTTGTCGTGACGGGAGAGCTAGGCGTACTTGACAAAACTGTTCCATCACCCGTGAAAGTGACACTCGTTACCGTTCCTGATGCGCCAAACGCTGAATAAGTAAAGTTTGTTGTATCAACGGTGACAATTGTTGATGAATTATACCAAGCTTGACCCGCCAAAGTAGCGCCATGATTGATAACTATTAATCCAGTGTTATTAATTTCTACAGGAGTGTCATATGACGTTGCGCGGGTTAACTGCCACGGAATTGAAATTCCATCACCGTTAGTCGTAAGTGTATAAATTCCTTCGTGTTGAGGTGCTGCAAGATTTTTAATTAAATTATTTGATCCCACAGGAGGACTAACGCTATCGATACTGAAAGCTGCAAAAGTCCCACTCGCATCTGTAAGCGTTGCGCCAACACCCGCTCCACTCTGCGTCACGTTTAAGTTTGTTGTGGTTGCTGCATAAACTGAAGTCCCATTGAGCGCTGTTTGATCAACATAATTCTTTGTGGCAGCATCTTGAGCACTAACAGGATCAGTCACATTATTAATTAGATGACTATTCATGTTTAATGCTTGAGCTTGAGCGCCAAGTGCTGTGATATTGGTTTGTACTGCGCTTGGCAATGTGGAGCTAATTGACGGCACACCACCGGCTGAGGTAATAAGAACACCACTATTTGCTGTTGCCAAACTAACAACCGTATTTGCTGAGCTAGCATATAAAAGCGTGTTAATCGCATAGGTATCAGCGAACGTTGATGTAGATGCTACCCAATTCGTTCCATTAGCACGTAATATAGTACCGCTTCCTGTTGCGACCGAAGGATAAGTTGCCGTTGTCCAACCTGGAGCGCCTGCGCCGCCTGATTGAAATAACTGACCAGTACTACCTACTGTTGATATTGCAAAAGTGGTTGCATTAGAATAGACAATGCCACCATTTGCCGCCGTTAAATTAGCGCCGGTTCCTCCAAAAGCAAGAGTAATAGGTGTATTAAGAACGGCTGCCGTGCCTAATCCTAAAGTTGTTCTAGCTGCGACATCATCAACATCAGCAAGTAATGAGCGACCAAAGGCAGTGAGACTTGTCAAAGCAAACGTATTTACACCACTATAATATGGCAATTGATTTGCTGAGCTGGACAAACCCGCTAAAGATGCTAATGCAGTACTATAACCCGCAAAAATTTCTTCGATTGTACTTTGAACTTCATTAAAACTATCTGCTGAGTCACCCACATAAACGATATCTGCGCCGACGGGTGACGGTTTGGCGGGGAAGTCCAGTAAACGCTCATTAGCCATATCCTTAGCTCCTAATATTAATATTGCTTAGCTGTTAAATTGCCTCTAGCAGTAATAACGTAACTACCTCTTTTGGTAATAACACGCGATAAGGTAGGTGGCTCAAAACCGCCAACCCCACCGTTTAATAGTATTGTAAAAGGGAATTGTTGAAGTAATCGTAAGTAATAGAACATAATCTATACTCCTTTACGGGATCCCTGCTGAACAATAGACAATTCCTGTAGCGGTTGTAGTACGCGGTGTTCCATTAACAGTGCCGCTTGTTAATATTCTGCGTGCACCAATTGGGTACATAAATCCGAGTTGTGCACCTGGAAACCATTGGGCTTCACCTGCGGTATTTTCATAGACAATATCACCGGTTGCACCGCTAATAGAAAGGTAACTTGAAGCGTAAGGAAAGTTGACGTCAAGCGTGGCTACATCTGACCAGCCAAAGGCAAATCCATTTGTAATCATAGAACAACTCCATGTTGTCTGTTATGCTGAATAATATATCACATCGTAAAACGTTTCTGTAATCAAACCTTTTTCAAGCGCAAGGCACATTGTTTGAAAGCTTTTAACGCCATGTGACGCCCAATTGTGAACGGGATTATCTTTAAATTTTAGCATTTTCTCATCATATTCTTTTTCGTAACTAGATAGACAATCAATCAGTCTTTGCGTGTTTTCTTTGTTGAATTTTGTACGGTAAAGTGTCTGACGAATTAATTCGATTGCCATCTTGTGCGTACTTGGTCGATTGACCGTTATTCCCTTCTCACCCATCTCCATTAAATAGTCATTTGTAATTTTTAAGTTATCATTGAAATTTCTATTTTTACCGTCATGCGGCGTAAAGTGTGTGTGGAAAGCTAAATTGTGACGATTACAAAAATTACGAATCTCATTTACATAAAATTGTAATGCTCGATTATTATTTTCAATATAACCAATGATCACAGGCCACATCTTTCCATCTTTATTTTCAAATTGAGCAAGCGTGATTGCAGCGCAATCTGAAACACCAATATCATAAAATGCGTAAACATTTCTATTTGGTAAAATCAATCCTGAGATAATTCGTTCTGTTTCGTAAATCTTATTTATTGCGATTGCAAAATATTTTGTTTCTTCATTTATTTGAACGTTGCCATAATATTCTTGCTGAATTAAATATTCAGGCATTCCAGCGCGACGATCTTCATCAACATCTGCATCAGTGATATATGGATTTCCATTTTCATCAACGAGCGTATTAATACTTTCGATTCTGCAATACCACAAAGGATCATTTATATTGCTTTTTATCATTTGATAAAAATGATTCATTCCATCAAAGGTAGATTGTCCAACCATCCAACCGCTATTTTCACGCAGTACTGGAAACATAGCATAAACAACGCGCGGATCCGAGAATGCTAATTCTGAATAAATAATTCCGCGTGGATTTGTACCTCGCAATTTCTCTGGATCAATGTCACAACCAACAATCCAAATAATCGATCCATTAACCATTTCAATTGTCATGTCAGAATCATTTTTCTTGGCGATTAATTTTTTTGGAATCATATCGAGAAATTTTGTACTGACACCATTAATCAATGGCGCACCTTGCCAGAGAATCTTTCTTGCCCTAACATTAGTTGGGTATGTCATAATATACATACCAGGTTCAATGATCGCGGCGTGTATTAGGAAATTCCATGTTATTACTTCTTTCCCAGCACGCCGTGGCCATTCAATTAAAATTCTTTTTGATATTTTTCCAAATAAAACTTTCTGTAATGCTAGTTGATATGGACGTAATGGAATAAGCGGAATCTTTAATGGTGAATCTTCGCCGAATTTCAAATAGAGATTAAAATTTTCATCATGTTCATAAGAAAAGATCGAGGATTTTAAGCTATTAACTTCCTCGACCATTTCTAACGTATCACTAATCATTTGCTTTAAAGTGCTTCGCATGTTCTATGTAGAACTATATTTTAATCATACGAGTAACAATCATCGATGGTTGTATAATGTTATGAGCTTGACCACCACCTTGCGCTGGCACGTTAATAACTTCAGAATTACCAAACGGCGCATTACCATTTAAGAAATATTGACCGTTAAAGCCAGAGCCTAAACTACCACCTTGCGTATTTCCATCGTGATTATGGTTTGGCATTTCGTTAATTGTTAAGGTATGAGTTTCTTCACCACCTGTGTTTCCAACAGCATTTCCTAATGTTGCCGTTCCAGAACCACCCGATCCCACATTTGTTCGACGTTGTGCATTAGGAAGATTAAAAGTAGATGAACCATCCCCAACGCCCCATGTGGTAGAAATAGCTGCAAAAAGCGCCGCATAGGTGGTACGACTCACTGCTGATCCATCACATAGTAGGTAACCTGCGGGAACTGTGCCACCGCCAAAATCTTCCATTACGCCAGACACAATAGATGATCCATTCGAGATAATGAATTTCGATCCATCATAAATTAGCGTATAGAGATTACCGGCAATCAAATCGCCAGGTTGTGCTAAGACAGTATTATTACGATAAATGCTCTTTGCACCTAAGCTATTAAAATTAAAGGTTGGTGATGCTGTATTTGTATGCGCAGGAATAATCTTGACTTCCATACCTGGAATATAGGTTGCAACATTGCTCGCTATCGTCAACTCCAATGTATTAACAGCACCGGTATCGGTACCCATTAAGCGCAAATTGCCAGTTAAGATATCAAGCTGGTGATAAACCGTGGTTCCAATCAAACCAAGAGCATCATAGTAACCCACAATGGAGGCACCTGCGGTAACGGGCGCTTCTCCAACAAGCTGTGAGCGTAACGTACTTACATCCGGATTTTCTTCTAAGGTCACAGCCGCAACACCACCGCCTGTACCTTGCCAAATTTGATTAAGACCTAATACTGGAAGTTGTGTATTAGCTTCGATAACGTCATCAGGTAGGAAGCTATTAACTCGATAAGAAAGGTTTCTTTCCAGAGCATATGTTTTATTTTGCTGCTCAATCATTAATAGTTGAAGTAAGACATTATCAAGGTTCTGCCCACTGAAATTTTGAGCATCCGCAAACTCAACCGTTAATTCTGCCGGAACGTCACGACTAAACGTTACAGTCGAGCCTAATGGCGGAATTGAGATAGACGTAAATACAATCGTGCCACCTGTGGTTGGGTCAGTATTAGGCGTGTAAGTATAGTCTGTGTCCCAAGCCTTAATATCATCTTGAGGAATCGGTGTTGACCCTTGTGGCGTAATATAAACATCAATCGCCGGAGAACCGTCAATAAGTGAAACCGGTGTATAAAATGGAACAACATAGGCAGTCGTAACGCCGTTACCTACATATTGTTTGATCGTGTCTTGTTGCGGTAAAGTTGTCATGGTTCAATATTCCTTTATTGGCCGTATAAACGTATTTGTCCTGGGTCTAAATGCGCTTGTTGCCCCATTGCCTGCCTTATATAAGGCGATATGCCAGGTAGATTCTGGAGTGGAATTAAATAATTTGCAGCATCCGCTAATTTCTTACCCGCTTTTTGTGGATTACCTGTCACTAAAGCCGATGCCGATGCCATTGTATTTCCAATTAATCGTGTTGCTGGTGATCCAAATAAACTCCATACCATATCTGAATTTTGATTATTAGGATCAACTACGCCAGAGAAAATGGCAAGACTTGGTGCTAGTAAATTCACCAAGAATTTCTCACGGTCTGGCACGTTCATTAGATCCCAATCCGGCATTGATACACCATTCGCTAAATTACCAAGGTAGGTTGATAATAATGATAATGGTATGGTTCCCATGAGCATCGATGTTGCCCACATGATTTTTTGTTGCGGTGTATCTGCATCACGCCAGCCATTCACGAGCACGCGATCAATGTATGACAACGTGTACATTTTAAATTGGCTAACGGTTCTTAAAAATTCACCTTTCAATGTGCCAGGCGCTTCACCTTGAAAGCACCACGCACGTTCAAATTCGGTTGGAGAAAGAACCGCATTTTCTGATGCAACATTAAACATACTGTAAACTTTTCTGTAAAGATCATTTCGATATTGATAGAGCGGCGTTTTTAATCCCATTTCAGTGTGAAGCTGCTTAATCGCATCATCACTCATGTTATCGACATTATCAGTCGTGAATAATTTTCCATTATTATTTTTGCGTAACGCATCCCACTCTTTCTCATCCATGAATTTGCTAATCCACTTGCTAAGACTGCCATTCATTTCATTCAAGGTCTTATCGGAATTTTGATAAAGATGCTGTGCCATAAGGTGCATAATGCCAACCTTATTACCGCGATCAAATGCTTCAAGTCCAATGGCCTTGAAATACTTGGTCGATATTTTATTCATGATTTCAGAAGAATTATTAGCATCAGTCCACCGACCCATATAGCCCAAATGAGAGTCCACCATTCCCTTGAAAAGCTTAGCGATGTATCGTCTCTCTTCTGTTGGGTAGCGATCAAAAATATGACGAAGCTGATTAAGATAAGCACGTCCATAGCCAATCCCCATGCGTTGCGCGAAAGATGCGATATAACCAATATCTGAGACAGATTGCAAAGACAATTGAACGAGCCTTGCCATTGAGGTTAAGCTGCGAATGTTTGACATCATAGTACTTGCGGAGGCTGATTTTGATGATTTATCCAAACCCATAATGGATTTAAAGTAATTATCAGTATTGCTCCACCAGAAACCGCCCTTCTCATTTACGGAGTTTTGAACGTTACGAAGATCGTTATAAATATTATATGGTGAATCACCCCATCTCTCAGCCATTCCAATTTTATTTCCTGATGCCAACATATCTGATCTAAGAGCTGAAAATAAATTTCCTTTCCCGTAAATCTTGTTGTACTCAAGGAATGAGCGCATGTCTTTATACTTGAAAAACATTCTTGATTTTCTAGCGACGGCTTCGCGATCATTAACCACTGCTGACTTAGTAAATATCTCAGTTCGACCAGTTGTAATGTTATCGTAGATATTATCAAGCATTTGATCAGCGATATCCTCATGAAGATTTCCTTCGAGATCAACCGCTTTTGTTCGAGAAAATGTTGCTTCCATATCAAGATATTTCTTAATAGTTTCTCGCCATGTTTCCTTTGCATTAATCGATTCATATTTTTTATTTAATCGATCTTTAGCAGCATTTATTAAACTACGTCCACCACTAATCAATCGACCAGAATCATGAATTTGTCGAAACATCCTATCCTCTGAAATCTGATCAAAGCGCATAGCATTTGATATAACCATCTCAGAGTTTCGGTAATCAAAATATTTAGCGAGTTTATCTGCAATCTTTTGTGCGGTTGGATCTGATACTTTTTTTCCGTCAAACGCATCTGCAATCATTTCATCATTCTTGGCATTGTCAAAAAATTCCATCTCATCATAAGTGAAATCGCGAAACATAAATTGCTGCAATCGACCTGCTGCTGCCTTTTGAGCGGATGCAATATTATCACCTAAATTATTGTAACGTTTTGTAAGCAGTGAACGCATATCCACTTTACCCGTGCGAAGCTTATCTGCTTGATTATCAAACTTAAGCGTATTATTTGCTTTGATCGTTGCATCTTCAAAAAATGCTCTCGCATTTTCATCATTGATTTCTTTCATAGCGCGATCAAACGCACGCATATTTTTAACGTCACTCATTTTGCGTGCGCGCGCAAAAACATCTTGAACATAATTCTGAAGATCTTCGCGTGAAAAATGTTTTAATGCTTCAAGCGCACCGTCTAAGCATTCCTTGCTTATCTTAGCCATTCATTCCCCCTAGTACGCATGATATTAAATTCTTAAATACACCTTCAGAGGATTTAAACTCTTTGAATTTTTCGGATGCGTTAGTAAATTCTTGCGATAAATCTTTAGCGCCTGAATTTTTAACTTGTTCTTCCTGCTCGCTTAAAAGATTATCTGGATCACTTGGAATGTCGCTGACACCTTTTGCCTTAGCCTTAATATCATCAAGTGCCATAGGTTCTTTCTTTAAAACAGCGCCTTCAATTCTCGCTTTCAAATAACTAATCACATCATCAGGTTTTGCCAAGCGCGGTATATCAGAATCAGCAACTTGTAGTACATGTAACGCTAAGTTTTTGTAGGCTTCTTGCGCGTCATATTCACGTTCCATATGCACCCGGTTAAGTAAAGTCCTAGCGTTATGCCACACACTAGCGAGATCAAGCAAACGGTGATAAGCAGTAGAGCGTTCATAATCATTTGGCAATCCTTTGTCAGTTATTAAGGTTTTCTTAATATCTTCCAGTTCTTCTCTTGGAGACAATAGCGGCTCAAGGTTGGCTTTCATGTCTTCCATCTTTTGTTCATTAGCTTTCATTTTCTCAACTAAACTGGCGTCGCCAGACTTTTTATATTGTTGAAATATGCTTTTATTTTTAGCCTTAATACTATCGATTTTTTCTAATTGTTTTAAATGAGACTTTATATTGTCAGGAATAGTGACAGGAAGACCTGACGTATTTTTCGCTGTAAATCCAGATTTTCGCATATTCTTTGCTAATTCTTTCTGTGAGAAAGGCATATTTTCTTTCATGCCCTTCGTCATATGTTCATCCAAGATTTTGTCCGATTCAGCCAATTTGGATGCCTTCATCTCAAGCTTTTGATTAATATGATCTACGTAACCGCGAACTCCGTCCAAGTTTTGAGGATTCTCGCGAAGCGCGTCTAATCGATTGTTAATCAGATAATCTGAGAGTGCCGTTTTAACATTATCCGGTACGTCTGCAACGAGCTGATCTGGAACGCTCGCATTTAAGTTTTGAACATCACGGCTTGTTAAAATATCAAAAGGCGCTTCATTCGTTGCTGTATTTACTGTCTGTCCATTATCACCAATAATTTGCGTCGCACGATCTTGTAGATCCTTCATATCATTAGATGACGGAGTTTTTATTCCGTTTTCATCAACCGCTTGGGGTTGCCTCGTGGCATCAAGATAATCCGTGTACCATGCGTGTTCTGCTGGTGTAATATTGCCTTTAGCAAGTGCATCTGATAAGGCCTCAGGTGTGATTGGTGCTGAAGGGTCTTCTCCCATTGGTCTGTTAACTTTTCCACGAATTATCCCCGCTGCGAATGGCAATGAACCGATGGCAATACCGAATGCGCCCATTTCGCCCGCATCACGCGCCACGCCACCCCAGCTAATATTACCATTATCTTGATTGAAATTGGCATCGATAGCACCAGGCACAGAAGCGCCAGCTAACGTTCCGAAATTATCAATCGTATTTTGGCTAAGCATTCCTGCTGATAAAGTTTTCTGTTCACCTTCTTTTCCTAACTCTGATGGTACCCACTTTGCTAATGGTTCAGGCAAGACAGTATTCAATGGTTTTTTCATGAAGATACTTACCGCATCGGGCGCTACCGCATCGGCTGCAACACCTAAACCACGCGCCGCAAGACTACCGATTTCTCCAAAGCCCCAACTAATAGGGTTAATACCATAGCCGACCATGTTAGCAACCCAATCAGCCGATTTTTGAAATAACCCCATGCCAGGAGTTTGACTTTCCATTTCAACCGCATTGAGGGTGTCATGAATCGCTTTGCCTTCAGGTCGTTGAGCAAACGTACTGTCGAGATCATTTAAACCAACAACGGGCGATACAACACCGGCTGCAAAGTTATCAAAAACAGATTGCTTAATACTCGGTGGAGTAAGTAGCGTATCTGCATAATATTGCTGCGGTGTACCTACAGTATCTTGTCTAGTTAGCATAGGTTATTGACCTATATGTAATAACATTTTGGCCTGTTCCTCTTGCGCCTGTGCTACATCTTGCTTACGTGCAGTTTCTCGCGCTGCTGCATCTGCCTTCGCTGCTGATAATAAATTAGTGCTATAAGGTTGGCTAAAATAAACAGAACCATTTTGATCAACGGCTTCAATGTTATTTGTTGGAGATATACGCATCCTTAATGGATTTCGAGATTGCATACGTTGAAAAACGGAATCTGAAACACCTTGATGCAATGAATCATATCCTTTATTCGTCGCATAATTTGCAAGTGTATCTAATTCACTTGATGTAAGTGGTTGCGCTAATTGTTTTGGATTAACAATATAATTTGTGTTTGATTGTATGGGATAAGCATTTTTATAAATAGCACTTGCTTGATCCACCCACTTTGACCAATTACTCATAGTGAGATCATTATTTTTTGCAGCAAGATATTTCGCATAATTCAATGTGGAATTAATCATTGATGCTTGGAATGTTTGACCATCCATAAAATTATTTTGCTGACCCATAAAACTTAATTGATCTTTTAAATCCGTTCCAATGCGCGCACGCATCTTGCTATCATTCACGCCTGATCCATCCGGCTTTATATCACTGAAATTTCGTCCAGTCTGATTTGCTGCAATGAAATCAAGTTGATCTGATGGCTTAACACCATCACCCACATTACTTAATGTCTGAGCAATCAAACGTTGTGTTGGATCTTTTAAAGAGTTAGCAACATATGCTTGATTGACTTTGTTATATTGACCTAATGTTTGTATAACAATGGCTGGATTTTGATTTAATGTAAAACCATTTTGCATTTGCGCAAGATCGGTTGCGGGAATTGGTTTAATTAAATCATCAGGAATATGATGCGCATGACCATACGCAACAGCCGCATTTACCATGTCATTTCTATTCTGCTCCATTGCTTGCGCTTTTTGATTATCATCTAAAGGCGAATTTTGAATAGCCGCATTTTTATCAATAAAATTCTGCATAATGGCACCACCCTGAGGGGTTTTACCAATGACAGCTAAATAATTACCGTTTTTCAAATTATTAATATAATTTTCTAATACGTTTCTCGTGGCTTTTTGAGTGTAATTTAATGTAGTTCCTGGCGTACTTAATTGTTGATAAGTTTTTTGAATAGCAGGAAGTGGTTCACCAGAATTAATAATACCATTTGCTATCTGCACACCTTGCGCTGTAAGAATTGCATGATCACGCTGGTCTTTTGGTAAGTTAGTAAATGCTGCCATGTTAGGCATATTTCCACTTAGGATAGCAGCTTCTACACCTTGAAAACTTTTATCATTATTATAGGTATTTGCTAACCATTGTGTATTTCCATTAATGGGTGCATTAGCATTTCCATTTGGCGTTTGATTAAGAGGACTTGAATTAACAGTATGATAATCTTTTGCAGTAACACTGCCGCCATTATTAAGAACATTTGCAAGAGTCATACGATCTTGAGCAGCATCCGCTACAGTGCTCATCATTTTAAAACTACTACCCGCTTGCTCTGGTGTAATCGACCGCGTTAAAACTAAATTTTTTAAGTTTGAAACCATTGAGGTTTGTATATTAGTAGCGGTTGCTTCATCCCCTGAAGAAAGCGCGTCTTGATACGCTTTCAATTGATCTGGGAAGTTAGCATAATGCGTAAATGCTGCCGTTAATTGCGCTTGTTTAACGCTTGCATCTGTACCTTTTAGATCGACTTCATCACCTGCTCTATCCGCATAAAAATTTAATTTAGCGCGATCTTCGCTGTTTACGAATGCAGCTTGCTTCACTTGATCAATCGAGGACTGCATGTCATCTGAAATTCTGGATGCTTGATCAGGATGTTCCAGTAATCGCATTTCAGAAGTTGTTTTTAACTGTTCAATATTCGCAATGGAATTAATATACATTGATTGAGATTGCTGAGCGTTAATCTTTTGAACTTGATCTTCAGCTTGACTAGATAATTTATCTAGTGTCTCTGCAAACGCATCGTATCCCGTTGCCGTGCTCTGCACATTCTGAACGTTTAAGACGGGTTGAGTGTCTTGAAGTTGTGGTAATTCAGCCATTATTAGCTCTCCAATGATGGCATTTTAGAAGCTACGCCAAAGGCAGACATTGCAAAACCTGAAATATCACCAAATAATTGTGAGTAGAGTGTGTTTCTAACATTCTCTTTTTCATTTTCAATATTTTGCTGAGCAAGATCACCTTCGATCTCAATATTACGACCTTGTTTTGCCCCAACATTCACTGTATTTCGTTGAATAGCATTGAAGCTAGGTGATGAAAAGGCAGTCCCGCGCGTAGTCATTGCTGCTGTCTGCGCATCGAGCACTTTCTCCATGACATCATAATTCGAGAGAGTTTTTTGCTGTGTAGCAAGCGTTTGCTGTGTTGATTGAAGATCGAGTGACTTTTCCTGCGCTTCAGCCGAATTATATTGTTCACCCATTTGTGCAACCTTAGCACCCGTTGCAATCCCTGCCATAATAACGGCTGCGACTTCCAATCCCATAATCCCTCCTTAGATTATTGCCATTTCTATTTGATAGCCGATTGCCAATATCTGTAAATCAAACGGGGAAGATTGTCTAATTACAATCGCGTCATTTACACCCTTAATATTTCGGTTCCATCCCGAAACTGGCGCAAAGACTGCTGTGTCAGTCTGTGGTTGTAATGGCAATCCTGCCTGAATATCAGCAAAATTCTGATATGGTACTAGCTTACCATTGATGTAAAAATTTAACGATTCGAAATAATCCACATAAATACGGCTTAGATTCTTCATCAACGGTGCCGAGCTTGGACTTGCATAAGGATACATTGGGATGATTTCAACGTCATACAGTAAGCCTACCGATACGGTATCAGCTATTAATCCAGGATTTTCAACCGTAATTTGACCATCCGATACCAGATATTGTCCGAAATCTTGGTTTTGATAGACAACTTGAACCGTATAACCATTTAACATCGAAAGCCCTGTAACAAGGCCGTTTGATGCCATTGGTCTTTCACGGCTACTATCTGTTTTAATATCTGGCGTGAACCTTTCAATTGCATACGTTCTTGTGAGCTCATAAAATTTTAGAATAAATATCTGATTATCGACCGTTACGATATCAATCAAACCAATATTATCTTGGAATGTAACTGGCGTTAATGCTGCTAGTTTATATTCGCTCGCAAACTGAAATGCAGATAACGTACTATCACTGTGATTCAAGAAATAAATGAAATTATCCTGTGATGTATCATCGCCTCTTAATAATGCACGATTACTTGGATTTTTTACAAGATGACTTGATGCAGCAGAAACGTTACTCGCAACGTATGTTAAACCCACACCATTAAAGTGAAAGTTAATAACCGCTTTACCAGTTTTGTTTGCATAGTAGGAATCATTGATATAGGTCACTGGTTTTAATTTAGTTGATGCACCATAAGATGATTGCTGACGTATCGAGAATGTTGATGGTGTTAATGCCGCATTATCATCTTGAGGACAAGCAAACTCATAATTCTCACAATAAATTTCAAGCTGCTTACCGCCATTCATCCATGTGATATCGCCAGAATTACTTTGACCAATCGTATAAACGATTGCATCCGTATCACGACCTGTTGCGACATCAAAATCAATTGGTGCATTAATGCGTGAGCCAAATACCGTTGTATTTAATGCGTTTGTATTTGCCAGCCATAATCTATTTTGATAGAACGTCACTTTTGCAGGATAACCGAGTGTTGCGCTCCATGCGGGTTGGCGAATCGAATATTGTGATCCTTTCCGCGCATAACGTGTCGAATCAGTCTCAAAAGGAAGTTGAACGATTGCTGTAAATGTTACGGTACCACCACCCGATCCAGAATAGGAAACCGCCGTAATAATCGCATAACCAATTGGAGATGTAGCGCTTACGCCACCACCAATAATTTCACCACCTATCCAGTCATTATTAAAACCAGGATCAGCACCAACGCCGGTAAATTGAAAAGTCAATGTTGGTGGCGTGCCAGTCACGCTCAGTGTCACATTGAAATTATTATAGTTAATCGTACTAAAATCATATGACGGTAATGGGTAAATATCTAAGTATTGAAATGCAAACGTCGGTGGGCTCGTCGCATATGAGCTAATATAAATTCTACCTGGCGCGTAATTAGGGTGCGTCAGAATGAGTGTGTCATTGTCTTGCGTGTAGTCAATTTCATCAAGGTCTGTTGTAATATATGGGGTCACAATAGCTTGAACAAAAGGCAATCCATTCGATATAGCAACCACGTTGGTTCCACGTTTAGTCACTACATTATTGCCGCGACCCGTCACGACCTGAACAGAATCACTAGGCGCATCAAATACATAAAAATGGCCATTGGCTGACATGACAATATAATAATTATCATTCTTGTCGACAAATTCGTACATACGAGAATTTGGGTTAGCGTAGGCCGTCACATCTAACATAAACTCTGTGCCTTTGCGTTTTTTAGCAAGGCCAGTCGTCCCAACTTCGCAATTTAATAAACTCTGCGCAGCCGTTAGATATTCATTTATGTCAGTTCTTTTCCATGTAACCTGATCAACCTCACCGGTCGAAAAGGATGTTTGGCGTATTAATTTTGCCATAGCCCGTCCTTGTGCTACACAAACGTAATTCTATCGAAATCATTGTATGGTGTAGTTTGAACGCTACGTTCCATATCATTTTGAAGTATAGCGCGTACCAAAATTTTCTCATATTCCTTTTGAAGATACTGCGCTAACTGAACGTTGTTTGTAAGGGTGGGTGCTGATTTAGCAGCAGCATACAGAATTAATGCTCTTGAAAATAAGGGCGTTAATACTGTGAATGAAGGCTGATTGGATATGTAATAATACTGAACAGGTAACGTTTGCGCTAGCAAAAGACCATCTGCAAACTCATAAAGCGGCCACTGTGCACCAGTTGATGCCCATTTAAAGAATTTTCCAAAGTCACCAGGTAATTGATAGGTATAACTAAAATCTGGCGAGAAATTAGTCGATAATGGCGTATCATCTGTTCGATAAACAACACAAAAATTCCATGTTGTTTCAAGCAACATTTCTGGAAATAATTCATTAATCTTCGCAGCAACATACTGCGCGTCTTGACTATCTGTAATAGCCGACACTGCAAGCCGTCCAAGCTCAGATAGACAACGATTAACTAATTGTAGCTGAGATGGCATGAGTGCCTCCTATAAGAAATGGGGGCAGTGAGAGGCTGCCCCTACTTCGAGCACCATTAAGCCGTTGCGACTATGCGGTAGTGAATCTTACAAACGAAGGTACCATCACCTGTTGTAAAATCCTGCGTCAAGCAGCTTAGATACAAGCCTTTATTTACCGTTGTGCTAAACGGTAATATTGCAACCGTATTACCAGCAACCCCGTTGAATGGGAAGGTTGTGCTTGCTGCTGCAAAGAAGTCTGCTGCGGCCTCAGTGTTGGTCGCTGCGGCACCTGCACCATGTACTGTTGAGTCGTATTGGAATCCAACGACACCACCATCCGCATACGCTGCTGAAACGAATGTCATGATTAACTCAATGCGATCAACAATAATGAGCTTGTTAGCGCCTGGAGCTGCAATTAAAAGCTTTGGAGCGGAGTACAATGCTTTAAATTCAGCCGCAGAAATTGCAACGCTTGCATATAACTGGATGTTGTTAACGCCGTAGCCTGAATCAACCACTTTACCGGCTGTGCCAGACGCAGCGATAAAGTTGGTATCAACCAATGCGGCAGTTTTAACAAGGAATTGACCAGTTGATGCGCCCACATCAGGGATCGAGTAAACGGTTGCTTGCCCATGCGATGCGTTGCTGATTGTGACAACATAGTCACCTGAGTTTGCAACACCCACCAATCGTAAGCTACCTGATGTAGCCGCAGACGGATAAGATGCAACATAACCCGCAGCACCACTTGCACCTGCTTGGATATTAGCAAACTGAACATTGTCAGCCGTGCCTAATCCAAGGTTGTGTCTTGAGCTTGACACAGAAACGACGTCAGATAAGTTATTAGCCGCCAATAATGCGCCGCCAACGGCTGCTGCATATGGAACTAATGACCCACCGCTTGTAGCGGTTACTTGGTACACATCTTGGAATGGTGTTCCATCTTGGTCGCCGTTGACATAAATAATATCGCCGACTTTAAAGATACCATAGCCATATTGTACTGAGATCGCGCCAGCAGTTGTAATAACGGCTGCGGTTTGATCTGTTGAACCCACGAAAATCTCAGGAGCGGTGCCGCTTAATCCGCCTGTTACTTTTCCTAACGTTCCCCAAACAACTTGAGTAGTCATGCTTATAATCCTCCTTGATTATGGGTTAGCCGCGTAGGGGTTTTCGACTGTGATCAGTGCGATACCATTAGGCTGTATTACTTGCGCACCTGACGTTACTACAGTCAATAATTCCCAACGGTCGTTTTGTGGCACCCATGTAATCGAGGTTGACACATCGCGGTTGAAGATTTGTACCATTGCGTCTTCATGCACGAGCGGAACTAAATAAGTATTGATACCCATTGAAGTGGTGAATGGGATTGTATTGATACCATTGCTACCCAAAGTACGAATATCAACGCCTAAGTAGGACGCTAAAACGTTATCAACCAAAGGACGCTTGTCGTTATAGAACAAGTTAACAACGCGTTCATCAGCCAACATCGACTGCTTGGTGATTGCAGGAAGCCATAGAGAGGTGGAATTTTCCATAACATCCACACCTTGATCCTCAAGGTAGCTCAATGCCTGAGCGAGTTTCCCCTCATTCATCCCTGTGTTAGCCCCTACATTGGCTGCAACAGTAAAAATACTGCCGAAACCACTATAGCCGAATAGCGCAGCGATCTTGATGTAATCCACCATACGTGCAGCAGCTAAGCCGTGCAATTTGGCATGATCCACAATCTTGTCGTACGCGAATAAAGTCTTTTCGCCACCACCAATAACGGTTTTGAGTGCATAGTTGTAAGGCACGATCATTACGTTAGTTGGATTTACTGGCGTGACAGGAATGTCAGCCGGTGCGAATGTTTGCGATTCCATTTCGATGATGTCAGAAACGGGTACGTTGGTTGCTTCACCAGTCGTTCCGTGACGTTCTTCAATGGTTTCTGCTAAGAATTGTTTATTTTGATATTTAATAGTGACTTCGGTGTCGAATAGTTGCGACGCCGTAGCTAAGTCTATTTGGTCTGTCATCCTGACATCTCCCGATAGTGTTCAACATAATTTTGCGCGAACGCAAAACGACTATTGATCAACTATCAGGTTATGGCATTATGACCGGCTGATATTGTTCTCGATCTTGGAGACAAAGGTTATCGCAAAATGCGGGCTTGTCCTAAGATAGATTAATTCTAGTACTCACCCGCGTAGTTCGTCAACCCTTATTCTGATGCGCCACTTGATGCTGAAGTGAGATATATCTCTTTTGAGCCTCAATACGCGCCTTACCTCTAGCCTTGGTCATTTCATCACGCGCTGCCATGACATCTTTTTGCGTAACAAGATATGACCCAGACCCACTAGCTCGACCCATACCGGGTGCTGCACTATTCAAAGCCGCTGTCCGTTGGTTTAAAATTTCCTCTCGCAATTCTTTATTAGTGATAACGCTTTTCATGAGTGCATCACTAACCTTATCGCCGTATTGTTTTTTCACGAAGTCTTGAATTAAATTTAGCTTATCAGCGCCCAATTCTTTTTTTGCATTTTCAAACGATTGAATATTTGCTTGTGTCCGCGCATTTGTTTCTCGCGCAAGCTTGTCATATTGCGCTTGTGTTAAACCGCTATTCTTGGCAATGCGTTTGATCTCAGCAAGATCATTCTCATGCAGTGCAATATCAGACGGTGTGAGATATTCATCTGGCACTTTTGTTACATCATCTAATTTCTTTTTAAGGCTTTCATTTTCTTGAAATGTTGGAAGTGAGTTTTTATATCCTGCTTCCAATTCTTCTACTGTCTTAAATTTTCCAGCGTATAACTTAACTTCACCTTCAGTCGATGTTGCCTTCGCTTCGGTCGTCATTTGAAAATTCCTTAATCATTTGATTGATATGGTCTATAAGCATTAAAATATTGCGCAATAAAGATCGTGTGCCATCCATATAAGCAAACACGATTCCTTTCGTATTGTCTGGCGCTGGTTGATCCATAAATGTTTCACGAACCATGCGATTCAACCAATTGCGTCCACTTTCAGATACACCAAATAAAACATAATCATCGTATTGCTCTTTCGATATACGTTTTGAAATTAACAATTGTTCTAACGTCATTAAATCGTAACTCCAGGTGCGGATGGTAATGCAACAGGTGATGCGCCAGTTGTCGGTTGCGGCGTTTGTGCCTGTGCTGCTTGTTGCTGTAAGCCTTGCATGAATTGAACAAGCTGTGCATCCGATGCAAATAAATCGACTGGTAAATTAAATTTCTTGGTTAAGAATTTATTTGCCTCCATTAGATTAATGGTTGCAATCGCAGCCCCTTCACCAAAGAATTGCTGCTTGATCTGTAGATTACCAACAAAGTGATTAATGTCTTCTTGGTTTTGAAGATCATAGAGTGGCGATACATAATCGAATTTCAATTTCTTGGTTGAGAAACCAGGTATTTGTTGACGCTTCTCGGTGAGCAATCCGCGCTCGTTTAGAATCTTTGCTGCAATATCGAAGATCTGCTTCGGCAATTCGTTTATCAAACGACTAATGTCCGTTGCACTTGTTCGTTGAGCACGGTTCTCACGGATCGAGACTTCCGTTGCCGATCGCACTGGCGCATTGATTTCACCGAGCGGATCTACTTGGAAACCTTTTTGTATTACATCTTGCATGTGCATGATGCGTTGAAGTACATCGGGTGCCGACGGCATTTCTAAAGCTTCTAATGGATTGCGGCCGCCTGGCGATCTTGCAATCATTGCACCTGACCATTGGCGAATTGAATAGGGGTTAAAATAGGTTCCAGCATCGTAGAACATAGGCGGGTTCGCTTTGAATGCCATATTCTTCATGGAATATTCACATAATCGATTTAGATCACGAATCGTTGGCAGCATATCTGTACCAATCCCGCGACCTTCTGCCTCACCTGGACGTACGCGATCACGATAGACAACAATTTGCTGATAGGATGAATTGCGTTCCCACAATACAGTCATCGGGTCATCATCTAAAAATGCATAGATGTAAAAATAATCTTCTGCCAATTTTAACTGGCCATAATTAACGGTGTAGGTATCGTTGGGATTGTCTTTCAAACTTTGTAATTGCTTGCCCTGATAGTTTGGGAAGTCATCGAGGATAGCGCGACCGGTTTTCTTTGATGCGTACCAACATGTATTAATAAGGTCATCAGTACTATACTCAATGTAAAGAGCAACAGCAGGGATAGACCTGAAATAAAGTGGAGTTTGGTCATCGATAGATTCGACCCATATAGCTCCAGTACCGCCAACCAAATCCAAGTTGCTAGAACTAACAACACGACTAAGGTTAGATTCATTAAGATAAAAAAAGATACGGTCATTGATATCATCCATTAAAGCCTGTGACTTCTCGATCAATTGCTTTGGATAAAGATGTTGATCAAGAACTAACTTTCCCCACACACGATCTTTGGGAAGTAATAAACCATGCAGATCATTTGCTCGCTGATAGGCTGCAAGCATTGCGGTATTATCCCAGATTTGATTCGTAACTGGCTTACCAGTATCAGTGTAATTAAATTTGATATTGAACGCGTCACGATCAGGGATAACGTAAAAATATAATTCTTTGTAGAGTGCAAGCCATCGATCTTTGTACGCCTTGGCTTCTAAAAATCTTGCTTGTAATTTGGCTCTTGAGTCCATTTGTCGCCATCCTTGACGTTATGGTTATTGACCGGTTTTACCGCCTGTTTGTCCTGGCATCCCGTTCCACCATCCACCCATTTGTGGAGCTGTCTTAAGACTAGGAGTTCCACCACCTCCACCATAGGCAGCATTACGGTCTGGCGTCCATGTTTCGGCACCTTGAGACTTAATGATAGCCATGCGTTGCTGTACTAAATCCTGACGCTTTTGCTCAAGCTCGGCGTTGTTTTGGTCTATTTGTTCTTGCATTAACTTATTGGCATTATCTTGAGAGCTGGTATCATCATCCCCACCGCCATCAAATATCCCCATATCAACGCCTCCATACCTCTAAAATTTCATAATTCCGTTTCTTGTCATACTTTAGCAGTTTGCTAAAGAGATGACGAGGGTTGAACGTGAAGCCAATGTCAACCGCTCCAATGTATCTATTATACTCATTACACGACCTAACCCACCACGGTGTCCATCTAAATCGTGTGCGCTTCTCAATCCAGACAACGACCATTGCAACTAATTGTTTGATGATCTTCAAGCCACGGATGAGCCTTACACCATCCTTAACTTCGAGTACTCGGGTATGTACACCGGTTGAGTCTAGCTCATAATTAACCCAATGCGATCCATCATAGGTGATTATATTGCAATGACGGAAGGTTTTGCTAAATGCAAGCCTAGCTTGCACGCCATTCGACATGTTGTAGAACAGGTATATTGCAATCATTTTTCAATTCCGTTTGAAATATTTGGCACATAGCAATAATAAAAATGGATGCTGTGATAATTCCTAGTGATGCCCAATAAATTCCATTCATTGTTTCATTTCCTAAATAGTGACAATCGGAGGGTATCGCACCCTCGATAGGGGAACCACCGTCTATCCGCTTGGCATAGGTTTCTAGCCGCGATTGCCATAAAACTGGTGCCCTATTTTCCCTAAACCAATCATGACACCCTCATCCCTCCGCGTTATCGCGCGCATTTACGGCATGGGCATATTATAGATATCAGGGGTTAAGTATCTTCGGGCGTAAACTTTGGTTCAATCTCTTTCCATTCTGAATCTATCCCGACAATATAACATATCGGTTTCTTGTCAGGATGAATGCCTATAATTTTAATACCATCCGTGCATTTGAAAAGCTGAAACTCATAGCCTTCGGGACATTGTGTTATTAATTTAGATTCACGCCTCATTAGGTTTTGTTTCATCAACAATCATCTTTAAATCATCTAACATTTTCATAGCAACATCTAGTTTTAGAGTTTTGCGATTCATTAAACAATATAGCATCTCAAACAAAGATCGCGCCAAAACGTGAATTTGATAAACTTGTTTATTAATCATTTAGCACCATTATCTAAAATTCTTTCCACTACCAAATCCTGATTTCATCGCAGCACACAATCGTTGCTCAAGATCTTCAACCTTCGAGAAGCATGACGCAATAAAGTGACAATCAATCAACGCACGATGCGCATCAACATAAGGCACACCCATCGCCACGCAAATATCTTGCAGTCGATTCCTAAACAACGATATAGGCCATTTGAAATCATTCTTTGTGCATATCCATTTCTTGTTGCAAACTATTTCGTAGAGTTCTTTGTTATCTTGCAAGAATCGCTTATCAAATGCTGCATTATGGGCAACAAACGCGTCAGCCTCATTAGCCATATACTTTAAGAATATAAGCCCTGCGCCTGTCGGCATTTTCTGTTGCGTCCATTCAGCTTTGATATTGTTAATATCTTCGACTGGATTATCAGTGCATGGCAGAAAGGTTGAGAAGTTTTGCAGAATAACCTTTTGTTTAATACTGTAGAGCATTGCGCCAATTTCAATACAGACGGCACCTTTGCTTGGATCAAGTCCTGTTGTTTCGGTATCGATGATCAATACGTTTTCCATTACAATACATCCTTGTCAATTTCTTTCACTTTAGGTTTCTGGCTTAAGATTCCTCTGAACATTTCTTTTTCTTCAGGCGTTGCGACGTTATCGCGTAGATTAGTTAAGAATTTCTCAATGACCTGCGTGCGGTACGCTTCACCATCGAGGATTTGTCCACCATCACGGAAATGACTAGACCTAATGAAGCGATCCATGTTTGTCATCTTGTCGAGGATGTATTTAAGCGATTTACGGATATCATCGAGATCATTTGCTTTCGGCTGCTCAACAATCTTTTTCTCAGTGTTCATTGCAAGATCGCGCATTTGATCATGAATAGAGTAATATTCTGGTTCATCCGACATGCTCTATCCTTAATTCAGAGTTAATGCTATTGACTATATTATTAAATTCTTCTAATGACTCAAATCTTTCATTAAAACTATAGTGATAGGTTCCAATCTCAATTATGAGTGTATTAACAAAACACTTTACCCATATAATCGCTGATTTTCTAATTGTTATTCCATTAAATAAAATCCAATCACTCATAAATATCCTTAATTAATGTTTACTTTTAGCCTTCCTACATTTAGCACATTTACCTTTGTCGTCTTTCCACTCGACAAATTCATGATACGCAACCTCTTTACGCTGCGCAGGTGGCACTTTCTCAGATACTTTGATCTTGCCAGACTTAGTATGAGTACCGGCTAATTCCCCTTTCGCAATTTTGTCATCGACCTTTTGCATTTTCTTATAGCCTTTCGGGAATTTCTTTTTCTCTTTTTTGTCTGCTTGTTCATGCGCTGTTTTGTATTTCTTATCTGCTGTCGGGTAACCTTTTTTCTTTATCTTTGAAACGACTTTGTATTTCATAAGATTACCCTCCATAGTTTAAAACGTTGCTGCTTAATTGCAGAGATCAATATACCGAAATGATAATTCCATTAAATGTTGATAACATGGTTCACACAAAATTTTAACTAATATTTTTAAATCGTTATCAAACCCCTTGAGAGAAAATATATCTTTCTGACAATGATCACATGTAAAAATATATTTGATTGTTTCTAAAACTTTGGTGCTCATGGATACGACGCCAGCACTCTTTGAACCTTATTAAAAGTATCTGTGAATTGCAATACGGTTGCTCGGATCTGATCTGTGAATATGGTTGATACGTCTACCAATAATTCGTTTTTCTTTTCTGATAACTCTTTGTCGTTCAATATCAATAAGAAGTTGCTGATATCCTCAACTACTTTTTTGCATGACTTAGTTATTTTTTTGTCTAAATCTTCGATTGCATTTGCGCTGATGCAGCTAAAATTATAGTCCATTACAATTTTCTCCTTTTTTGATTACTTTAACTACGCTTCTCAATTTCTTTCATTTTAAATTCAGCTTCTTCTAACATTTGAATAGAACTTTTACTACCGATACAACAATCTAAAACAATTTCGTTAGCTAATTTTATTAAAGTTCTCAATATTGATTTTTCTCTTACAATATCAGAATATGCCATATAATTATCAACGCACGGTGTGCCGTTACTTATCTCATAAAGTGTTTCAATCTTTATACCACCCCGTTTTTTCAGTTCGTTAAATACTGTAATGGGATCTATTGGAGTTTCACTTTCATGTAGAAACAAAATAGCCATATAAATATATCGGTGTATATTGAAATAAAAATCATCAGGCACAATATTAACTTTAACTTCATCTATTATTTTGTCATTAATTAATAAAGCTCCTATTAAAGCTTCTTCCGCCTCATGAGAATGAGGTAATCGCTCTTTATTATTCATAACTATCCTTTTTTACCCCATTGGTGATCTTGGTCTGGAACAAAAACCATTGATTCGGATTGTGAACCACTATTTCCATCTAGCTAGAATATTATCTGTATCTTCACAGCACGCTATTTTTATACTCACCTTCATAATCCTACCTTAGTTCAATGTAATCAAATTCCTATCCAACGCCGTTACTTCAAGATTTTTATACGTGAAGAATGCATCACGCAATACAAAATCAGCAGCAATGTGATATTCACGTGATCTATAGCGAATCGTACCGTCAAAGCGTCGCCATTGACCATCGTGAGGATGTTTTTTAGCCTCGCGATACATGATCATAATGATATAGGCTTCGCCGTCTTTATCGGTTAGACGTTTGATCGTCATTACGACATTCTCCAACGTGAGGAAAGTCTTTGCAGCATATTTTTAGTAATCCACTATAATTAACTAAACCAAATAAATAATTTAATCTTGCTTCAAGATCTTTAATCTTTAAATTTTTTTCATGCAAGCATTGTTCGAGATGTTGACGTGATGGATTTTCTTTTTTACCACTATTTAGAATTTCCTCAATTGTATTTCCATTTTCTTCTAACCATTTTCGAGCTTTTTCTATTTCTTCAAACGTTATCTTATTGCATTGACCACTACTAAGTAATATCTTGCCACGCCCTACAGCTTCAATTCGCTGCTCAAGGTCTGCAACATTTTTATTTAGGTTATTGACTTGAACTTCACAGGCTCTTTGCCAAGTCTCAATTGTTTGTCGCATTGTATGAATCAATGTTACATCAACACTTTTTAATTCGACTTTTTCTATTTTCTGTTGGCAATCTCTAACAGCTTGCCATACACATTTACATGGCAAATCATGAAGACATAAATTGCAGAATATCTTTTGAGACTTACCATCATCAATGCGAACTGACATTGCAGGCACCTTC